CTAATGTCTTGTTTGTTCTTGCTCTAACGTCTTTCGCCGTTTCGTACAGTGCTTCTCTAAACGTAAGATTATTCTTTTTAAACCACAGTGTATACTGATACCCCTGTCGATTTATCCAAGCCTCAAAACCTACCGACATTTTTCACTCGCTTCTGGTAAATCTTTCTAGATCAGGTTCAAAATAGTTTTCACCTTTCATCACCTTTCCATCTTCTCTATAAACTGGTTTACCGTCTTCTCCCAATTTCGACATATTTGATAGATGAATTTCATTAAAGATTAGCCCAAGGTTAATCCCAAAAGCATGGCCAGCGCCATAAACAACATACAATAGGTCTCCCAAAGCATCGGCGACCCCTGTAAGATCTGAAGTAAGTGTTGCTTCAACGAGTTCATGATATTCCTCCTCAATTAAATCTAAACGTAGCTTAACAGTTTCATGATCCGGAAACCCAGGAGTGTCTGGCAACTCCTGGCCGAAACCTTTCATGAACTGTGCAACTTTATCACTGTTTGTTATATGCTTCAACATATCAATCCTTCACTTGTACTAAATCAATCTAGGATCAATACTATCACGTATTGATTTAGTAGTCTTTCCTTCAATTTGTTCTATAAGCTCAGCAATTCTTTTGTTCGCGGCAGTCAGCTGTTTTTGCAGCTCATAAACATTTTCTTTCAAAAGTTTAATGTGCATCTCAGCTTCTATACTGCCGGCCATGGCTGGATCCTATCTACAAGTTATTGTTTCTTTCCAATGTTGTACTTGGTTACTAGACTCCATTCCGCTTTTTCTTTAAACGAAATTATTTTTACTAAACTTAAAGGTGCAACGGGTGCAGCAGACTTGTCTGGGTCAACTAATTGAACCAACTCCCACTCTGCAAGAAGATTAGCAATGGTGTTGCGTCTTCCTTTATCGTCATCTGAAAAATTTGTAGGTTTACCATCAAGTGCAAACAATTCCTTGAAATGCACGATGTAATACTTACCTTGTTTATGTAATATGTGGCAACTTTGATACAGTGTCTTGTCTTTACGAGATGCGACACCTATACGAGTTAAAGTTTCTCTTACTTTTAAAAAATCTTCTTCATGTAGTAGCTTTACTTCTACCATTAGCTCAATCATCGGTTATTCCCCTCGTGATTTTCTCACGTATTATTACCATTTCTTCTTGGGAAAGAACTGACTGTGCTTGAAGAGCCTTCTTGGTAGAATAATTAAAGTATATTTCAATCATTTTCAGGTCACTATCTTCGTCATTCTTTACCCATTTTGCATATCGCTTTTTGGGCCTTATACTATTTAGAAGATATTCGTATTGGAGCTTGTGGTCTAAAAACGATGAAATGTTCATTTCGTTCGCATACATCAATGTATCAACGAAATAAGACAGTCCTTTATTAACTACATAGGGGACATAACTTTGTTCTGAAAGCTCATCATTGTCTGTATCCTTCATCATATTTTTCTTATTATATGTGATGGAGTTTACAAAATCAAATGGGGTCACTTCCACTCACAATCTGCCATCAATTGTGTCAGGCATGCAACTAAGTTTATTTCTTGATCTGCTACAAAAGCACTTTTGTATTGATAGTCTGCTAACACCAAAACCATAGAAGGAATTGATTGTTTCTCAACCACGGACGAAGCATTGTCGTATAGCTTCCTAAACATTCCTACTGGTTCATTATCAATATTAAGACCAACCCACTTGCGCATACCAGTGAAGTTTTTCTCTTTTAATAGCTTCACCAATGATAAGAAATTGTCGTCACTGAGGCTAGAAAGTATTCCAGAATCGATTGTACCAGATACACTGTACCTTTGCAACTCGTTTAATACTCTTCTCCAATCTGGAAAATACATTTGCAGTAGCTCTGCAACAACTTTCTTGTCATACGTTATGTTATTCTGATCTAGTACCTCGCATGCCTTCTTATAGAATTCTTTTGCAATCTTAGGTTTGTCGGCATTAGCAATTTTAAAATCAAAGATACTACAACGTGAGTGTAGTGGCGCTATGATTCTATTTTTAAAATTGCACGTCATTATAAACCCACAGTTCTTACTAAACTCCTCCATGAAGTTTCTAAGAGCCGGCTGGGTCGATTGAGGATTTAGATAATCTGCTTCGTCAAGAATGACATACTTTCTTCCACCCATTAAACTAACAGAGGAAGCAAACTGCTTAATGTCGTTCCGAAGAGTATCAATGTTACCAGACATTGATCCATTGACTATAATATAATCACATCCCAATTCTTCTAACATAGCCCGAGCAACTGTAGTCTTTCCTATACCAGGAGGACCAGATAGTAGTAAGTTCGGAATCTCTTTGTTAGATATAAATTGGCGAAATGTAGATTTTAAGTCAACAGGCAGTATGGTATCAGCAACCGTCTTGGGACGATACTTCTCAACCCATAAAAAATCTTCGCGCATTTATTCACCAGTCGTTGAATTTTCTTCTACTGCTACCCAATAAGTCAAGCCAATAGGACTATTGATCGATGTAAATTGTGCGATCCCTCGCGAGGATATCTTCACATTATAATCAAATGGCATCATCTTAAAATTTTCAATCTTGAAAATAAAGTTACACTTACCATTAGATTGTCTAATCATCACATCTTCATTATAGACATCTGCCGATGGGTTTTTAGAATCACTTGCTATGATAGCACCGCCAGAACAAATATTTACTTCTGGTAGTTGCAATATACTAGCAGCTTTGAGTAACCTGGACATTTGATCTCCTGAAAGATCCATTTCCAAATCAGATTCTGGCAAATCGATATTGTCCTTTGGCGGAGTAACAATCATGTCGACGTCCGCAAAAGTATAGTTAACCTGTCTACCATTACCATGAATAACCATTTGTTTTTCTTCGAACACATATTCAGGATTAACAAACAAACTTGCAGCACCTAAAAACTTTCCAAGATCATAGATAGCACCCTCTGATGGAAAGGATTCGTTTAAGATAGCCTTTGCCATAATAGTCTTAGATGGTGATACTGTAGATAAATTATTACCAGGCTTAAATGCTATCGAGGGATTTACTGTAGAAAAATTCTTCAACACATCCATAGTTTCATTACTAAATTTCATATCACTTTACCTCTTGAACATTCCCGTCATCGTCTGTAGTTTGCATAGTTACTTTTGTACGCTCCAAAGGACCATCACGGCCCTTCTTAACCTTACTTGCATCTGCTGTTGCTGATGCTTGAATAGAAGCAAGATCCTGTAAGCTGCCACCATATACATGAGTACCAACATGCTGCAACTGCATCCATGGGCACAGCCATACCTTCATACCGATCTTGCGGACCCATTGACAAAACATATAATCCTCTGATAGATATCGTCGTGTTTCTGGATCAATCAATGCCTGAAAATACATCATAATTTCACGGCTACCATCAAAATGTTCTGTCCGAACATGATCAGGCTTATAACTAAACCCATTAGGACTCCACTCACTGTTGTCCCAATAAGCATCTCTAAACTTTTGTAGAGTCTTCTTAGTAAACATCATAAACCCTGTGCCGCCTTCTTGCACTTCTGCTGGCTCATCGAGTCTAATTTCATTAACTCCTGGAACAGGATTGAACACATAGTCACCTACAAACTTATCAAGTTCGTTTGGATTTTCATCTGCTCGACCTTGGTTAACAGCGTCAACAATCTTCTCCCAAGAAATACACTTCTTTGGATATGGTGCACACAACACATCATATTCATCATTGCCCTCTTCGGCATCCTGCAAGGCTAACATGGAAAGAACATCACGAGCATCAAACCCAATATCACTATCGATAAAAATCATATGAGTTGAACTTTCATCTCTCATAAATTCATCACAGCAATAGTTACGTGCTCTCGTTATCAAACTCTCATTAAATAGGTAATAAAATTTTAACTCAATTCCATAATGCATGCATAAAGATGCCAAGTCATTTGTCGATCTACAAAACATTCCGTGACATTGTCCACCATACATTGGCGCAGCGACAAATAGTTTCCGCTTCTTCAGTTCTTCTATTTCAATTTTGATTTCCATTTAGTCGTGTTCCTCTAGTGTGAAATACCATAGCATCAAAGTATAGTGAATAATCTTCAACAAGTCTTTCTTATTGTACCCACCCTTTTTACCATACCTCATAGCATATTTAAGTATATTAGATAAACATGCCTCTTTTTCTATATGAAGTGTTTCCCAAACATCTGTAGTTTGTATCTCACCCTTGCCAACATAGTGGCCTTCATATGTTGACATAACATACTTTAACACTTCCTCTAAGTGTTTGTCTTCTTTGTACTTAAAATTAGGTTTTTGCGGCATTGTATTGTCCATCATATAAGTGAGCTGTTTCTGCATCGGCTAGAATAAACTGAGCAATACGAGCACCTCTTTCAATTTTAGCATAGCCGGTCATTACATGCATAACACCACCAATAAAATTACTAAAGCCACTATCATACAAACCAGAAGTGATAAAGATAC